CCAATGTTCCTACAACTGGAACTGTATTGGCATCTGTTACTGCCCCTGCGACTAACCCTGCTACAGGAACACCATCGTCTAGTACCTATTTAAGGGGTGATGGAACTTGGGCAACAGTAAGCGCTTCTGCTGCTGGCTCTAATACTCAAATTCAATACAATAATAGCGGTGCTTTTGGTGCTTCTTCCGCATTTACTTTTGATGGCACAACCAGTACTGCACCTATTCAAAATGCAAGCTATGGATTTCACATTAATCCAAACACGATTGCTACCAGCTATACCATTCCAAGCAATTACAACGCTATGTCTGCTGGCAAAGTAACCATTAATACAGGAGTAACGGTTACAGTTTCTACTGGCAGCCGATGGGTGGTAGTCTAAAATGCTGGGTTTTGGCCCAATATCAAATCAGCCAATATCAGATATTGCGCTGCCAAAAATTACAGGGACAATCTCTGCCACAGATAACAACGATTCTGCGACCCTAACAGGTCAAGTTCTTGTTACAGGCAATATATCGGCTACAGATGGTACTGATACTTGCACGATTTACGCCCAAGAACTCGTTTCTGGCTACATTTACACCACCGATAACAACGATTCAGCCACTTTAACTGGTTCTGTAGCGGTTTCTGGTGCTATTTCGGCAACAGATGGTACGGATTCAGCAACATTTACCGCACAGAACCTTGTAAGCGCCTATATCAGCGCTACAGACGGCACAGATACAGCAACATTTACTGCCCAAGCGTTAGAAACAGCGCAAATCTACACGATTGACGACAACGATACCGCTTTATTCATTGGTTATGTAACGCCTGGCACAAATACCAAAGATACCCATGACGGTGGCATCAGCAAGCGTGACTACGAAAGACTGCGGGCTTTAGAGCGCAAGCGCCTTGCTGCCGAACAAAGATTAATTGAGGCTCGCAAAGCTGACGCTGCATCACGCAAACAGAAATTTAGGGATTTGATTGACCCTGTTGTAAGCAAGCAACAAAAAAATAAACTACAATCAAAACAAGAGATTAGGATTGATACACCGTCAGTCGAAGTCACACGCATAGAAGCGGTTATCGCCAATCTTGACAGACAAGAAAAGGAATTACAACAAGCGATAGCCCACAAGAAAGTATTAGCAGAAACTCTTACTGCTCTTGCAATCTTAGACGCTAAATTCAAAGCCGAACAGGATGACGAAGAAGCCCTATTAATGCTCTTATGACAGCACATTCACAATATAAAAAAGGTTTAGATTTACTCCATTTAGGTCACTATCTTTCAGGGTTCAGGCTCTATGAATTTAGATGGCATCCACAAACCATGCAAGCCACAGGCGAAAAATGGGATAAATGGATTAAAGCCCCAAAATGGAATGGCGAAAGGCTTTATGACAAGCACATCACCGTTCAGATGGAACAAGGCTTTGGCGACATTATTCAGATGGCTCGATTTCTGCCTATGCTCAAAGTATGGGGCGCTAGAACAGTCAGCGTAATGGTTCACGAATCCATGATGCAGTTGCTAGGGCAAATGGATTGCGTTGATTACATTTCTAGCACACGAACAGAGGGCAAACCCTTAGAAGCGGATTATTGGGTAGGCTCAATGTCATTGCCATTTTTTGCGATGCACTCGCCAAGCTATGTCCGCCAATCATTCCCAATTACGAAGGATAAAATTGTTGGCTCAGAAGGCTATTTAGACGCTGGTTTTAGCCCGATAGAGCGCAAAGTTGGGGTTAATTGGATGGCATCTAAAGGCCCACTTCATTACATTAAATCCACGCCCATCAAAGAATTGCGCCAATTAGTCGGTGATGATTGCTACTCATTAAACCCAGAAATTGACGACATATTTATGCCATTGCCTAGCGATGGCTGGAAACAAAATTTCTATAAGACTGCGTGTCATATGAAGTCATTAAAAGCCGTTGTAGCGCCTGATACGGCTACAGCGCATTTAGCTGGCGCTTTGGGTGTCAAGACTTTTGTTTTGTTGCCTGAGGATGCCTATATTTGTTGGCGATGGAAAAATGCCAGTTGGTACGATTCCGTTGTCCCCTTACGCCAGAGTGACTGGCACAAACTACCACAACTATTGGAGGCGTTATGATTTGTCCAAACTGCGGATGGTCTGAAGGAAACCATGTAAAAGCTAAACAATCTGATAAAGATTATTACCTTGAGTTCTGGGGGTTTACCCTAGGAACACCCGAAGCTGAAGAAGCATGGAAACAAAAACAAGAAATGACAAGGCGTGAATCCGCTATGGTCATGTCCGATATTGAAGGCTATATCAGCCAAGTCGATGGCTCATGGATAAAAAGCCGTAGCCACCACAGAGACCATCTAAAACAGCACCGAATGATTGAAATTGGCAACGATGTCCCAATGCAGCACAAGCCGATTGAGATTGACCGCAAATCTGCGGAAAAGCGTAAACGCCAGATTGCAGAATTGGCATACGCAAAACTTAACTACCGATAACTTGGAGAAAACATGAGTGATGACCGCAGAAGTGCATTAGAAGCAGCAATGGAGGCAGCTTTAGAACAACCTGAGGAGAATGAGATTGTCGAAGAACCCTTGGAAGAACCAAAGGATGTGGCAGAGGATAATGCCGAGAAGTCCAATCAAGAGGAAACTGTCGCAGAAGATAGTGAAGAACCTGCCGAAAGTGTTGAAGCTGCTCAATTTGAAGAGTCGGATGAAGAACCGCAGGAAGAAGAACCTGTAAAAGCGATTCCACGCCCAACCACATGGAAAAAAGAGTATCTGCCAATTTGGGACAAGCTAAGTGCTGGTCAGCAATTAACCAAAGAAGAAAGCCTTAAATTAGCCGAATATTCTAATCAGCGTGAATCTGAGTACAAAAAGGGTGTTTCTACCTATAAACAAGAAGCCGACAACGCTAAGGTTTTGGTAGAGGCAATCGCCCCATTTGTCCCTGAATTACAGAAGCAAAACATTCACCCTGCTGCATGGATTAATAACCTTGGTCGGGCGCACATGATTTTGTCTAGCGCACCCTATGACCAAAGAGTTCAGCTATTTCATAGACTTGCACAAGATTATGGAATACAATTAGGGGAAAGTGTTGCGCCAATGCAACAAGACCCACAGTCTTATGCGTTGAATCAACAACTTGCTGCTTTGCAGAACGAAGTGCAACAAGTTCGTGGCTGGAAACAACAAGAAGAACAAAGCCGTCTGATGGCAGAAATTCAGAGGGTTAGTAGTGATGCGGAGAGATTTCCGCACTTTGAGGTGGTAAGGGAAGATATGGCTCAATTACTTGAGCGTGGTTTAGCCCAAGACCTTGAAACGGCTTATGCAAAAGCTGTGCGTATGAATGATGAAGTTTTTAAATTGGAACAAGAACGACTCCTTGCCCAAGTTAAAAAGGAAGCATCAAAGGCACAACAAGTAGCTAAAGCCAAAGCTGCCGCAGTTAGTCCAAAGTCCGTTACACCTAGCGGAGTGGGTAATAAGGCAGATGGTAAGGACAGAAGGTCAATTATTGCAGCGCAATTAGGCGAGGCAATGACTGGCAGGGTTTAAATTAACTTATTTTTAAAGGATAACTATCATGGCATTTGCTAATAGCGCAATTACCGATATTATCGCTACTACCATCCAAAGTCGTAGCGGTGAATTGGCAGACAACTTAACAAACAACAACGCAATCTTGCAACAGTTGGACAAGAAGGGCAATGTACGCCCATTCTCAGGTGGTAATGTGATTTTGGAAGAAATCATGTACAACGACCCAAATACCAACAATGCAAACAGCTACTCTGGATATGAAGTATTGAACATTTCCCCAGATAGCCCAATTTCTGCAGCCCAGTACAAAATTGCTCAGTACGCTGATGCAGTTACTATGTCTGGCTTGGAAATGCTTCAAAACTCAAGCAAAGAAGCAATCATTGACCTGTTAGATGGTCGTATGCAAGTTTCTGAAGCTCGCTTGTTAAACCGTATCTCTGGCGACTTGTTCCTAGACGGTACAGGTAACGGTGGTAAGAACTTGGATGGTTTGGCTGCTGCGGTTTCCGCAACTCCTACCTCTGGTACTTACGGTGGTATCAATGCTGCTAACTGGTCTTTCTGGCAGAACACAGCAACTACTGGCACAACCATTACTGCTACCAACATCCAAGCTAAGATGACTTCAACAGCCCTCCAGTTGGTTCGTGGTACTGATAAAGCCGACTTGATTGTTGCTGATACCAACTTCTACAGCCTGTATGTACAAGCTCTCCAAGCTATTCAGCGTATTATGACCGAAGAATCTGGTTCTTCAGGTTTCGCATCCATGAAGTTCTATGGTGGCGGTACATCTGCTGATGTGGTATTGGGTGGCGGTTATGGTAACGAGCAACCTTCTAACACCATGTACTTCTTGAACACCAATTACATTTTCCTACGCCCACACAAAGAGCGTAACTTTGTACCTATCGGTGGCGAGCGTCAAGCAATTAACCAAGACGCTATTGTTAAGTTGTACGGCTGGGCTGGTAACTTGACCACAAGTAACCGCTTCCTCCAAGGCATCTTGACAAACTAATCCATTGATTTGAAAGGAAAAATATCATGGCATACAGTACTCTCCCTATCGCTGGCGTAAACTTAAATTCAGTTACCCCAGTTGATTTTGCTTTAACCAACGGTTCAACCGCAGAAGTAATTCCAGCGTTTGGCCCAATCGGTGCAGAAACTTTTGCATCAGATGGTAAGCGTTATGTGTTCGCACAAGCAGCCGCTACTATCACCCCAAGCACCACAACTTGCACCGTTAATGCTTCTACTTTCCAAGTAACAGCAACAGGCGGTTCATACATTTCACCAGCAGTTTCTATGGTTTCTGGTGACTATGGCTGGTTTGGCGCTACAAGCGTTTAAGTTTTAACCCTGTAGTAAACTAGGGATTCCCTCACAAGGGGAGTCCCTTTTTCTTTTTAACAACCTAATCCCTTAGGAGAATTAAATGGCTATTGAATCAGATGTTCGTGGCGCAGATGCGCTTTTAAGTGTTCGTTTTTATCGTAAACCGATTGAAATTAAAGACGAAACCATTGCCCAAGGCAGACCTATTTTTAAGGATGCTGATTGGATTCAGATTATGACCCCAGGCGACCAACTCAATGTGATTGACACCATCGCTAGAGATAACCATAAGGCTCGATTCCCACAACAATGGGCTGCTTACCAAAATAAAATTGGAAATCAGGAAGAAATCGTAGGAACTCCTGTTTC